CCGAGGTCAGCAAGCATGGTGAATGTCCTTTGGTTGTAGTCGCCAGCACGGCGACACACTACATGGGTATTGTCGCCGGAGCGGTGACGCAACCCCGTAGGAGTAGAAAACATGGGCACCCCTTTCAATGAGTGGCTGCAGAGCAGCATCAGGGCGCGAGGCCTGTCAGGCCCGTCGGGTCTGGCGACTGTCATGCAGGAGGCTGGCCAGCAGGTTGACCGTCGCAGCTGCTGGCGCTGGGTGACTGGCAAGCGCACCCCTGAGCGTCAGTATTGGCCTGCGCTGGCTGAGGCGCTGCAGGTGCCGCTCGAGCACCTGGCGCTGCGAGTGGTGGGTGTGACTCCCCTGCAGCCTCTGGCAGGTGAGGAATGAACGCCAGCATCATCGGGCGTCGCGTCTACTCCCCTTCAGAGGATTGGGGCGGCGTGGTTCGCGCCTGCGAGCTGTATGAGGGCACCTTCTACCTGCTGGTCGAGTTCAGCAGTGGCCAGCTCTTGAGCATCAATATTGACTACGTTCGGGTCAGGCCTGAGGTGAGGAAGTGAACCGCGCGCCACTGCGCCTGGTGATCCTTCCTCAGTCATCTCGCGTGCTTGGCTCTGCCAGCTTGACGCACCTGGGTACTATCCAAATACCTACGCGACGCTGGCACCGAGGACACCACTCGAGCACAGCGCTGCCGCTCTCCAACCTCGAAGGGTTTGCGGGGCAGCGAATGGCGCCCATCACTGAGGTGCACTGTGGCTGACCTGACGCGACTGCTGGCACGACTGTCAGCCCTGCCAGGACCTGGCAGCCCCCGAGAGTATCGCGAGCTGCTCGGGCCTACGATCCGCGCGCAGCTCGAGCAGGCTGAGGGTCGAGCAGCTGAGCTGGTTGAGCGCCAGCTTGCCAGCTCGACCTATCGACCCACCCCTGCTGAGTTTCGCAGGACCTGGCTCGAGATGGTGCGCGAGGCTGGTCAGGAGCGAGACGCGCGGATCCGCACTGCCTCAGAGGCCTGCAGGTACTGCGAGGGCACTGGTGAGCTGCGTGCCTATGTGGCCAGCAGGAGAAAAGGACGGGAGACGGTTCGCACCTACGCTGTGACTTGTGGCTGCCCGAGAGGGCAGCGCCTCCACGGTGCGCAGCTGCGATATCAGCAGCGGCTGACCCGTGGCGAGGTCGAGGCCATCGCGACGCGACAGCAGGCGAAGAGCGAGTTTCACGATGGCGTGCTGGCGCTGTGGATTGATGACGCCACCAAGGGCGCCAGGCCCGAGTGGGCTCGGTGGGCTCCTGCGATGGAGCCACCGACCACCAGAGGCAACATCGGGAAGCCTCGGTTCAGCGCACCATCGTGATTGCATACGCCAGCAGGACAGGCACCCGCCGCAACCTCGCAGCATTGCGCGGCGCCGGGTGGCGTCTGCTCGTCTCAGCACGTGGCGTGCTCCGTCACGAGGGGTTTCCATACGCGCTCGATAACGGCGCATGGACGGCGTTTCAGAAGGGCGAGCCGTTCGACGTGCCGGCGTTCGAGCGGGCGGTAGCGTGGGGCGGTTCCGGCGCCGATTGGCTCATCCTCCCCGACATTGTAGGCGGCGGCCTCGAGTCTCTGCGCGTCTCTATGGAATGGGCGCCGCGCCTCCAGAGCGTGTGCCCGCTGCTGCTCGCCGTACAGGACGGCATGGCAATAGATGATGTGGCGTCAATTGTGGGGCCTGACCTTGGTGTCGCTGTCGGTGGCTCTACTGGATGGAAAGAAAGCACGCTGCCAGCTTGGGGCCAGCTCGCCAGCTTGCGCGGCGCATACCTGCACGTCCTTCGCGTCAACACCTGCCGCCGCATCGACCTTTGTAGGGATGCGGGCGCACATTCCTTCGATGGCACGAGCGTCACACGTTTCGTGAAAACGCTGCCTCTCCTCGACGGCGCCCGCCGTCAGCTGTCCCTGCTCAATGGAGCCCCGTATGTCTCGCCGTCCTGATGTTGTCGTCCTGCTGTCTGGTGGTCTCGACTCGATCGCACTGGCCCACCACGCGCTGGCCGTTGGCAGGCTGCGAGCTGTGGCGCACTACGTCTACCCACACCCAGCCCAGAGCCAGGAGCGCCGGGCCGTCTCGGAGGTCTGCCGGCAGTGGCACCAGGCGGGCCACTATGTCGAGCGTGCGGAGTTTCCGATCACGCTTCACGCTCATGGGGAGCTGGGTATTGGCGTCGGTGTCGAGGGCCCCCGTGTGGTGCCCATGCGCAATTTGGTATTCCTATCGCACGCCGTCAACTACGCCGCCGGCATCGGTGCCACGGAGGTCTGGTATGGGGCCACTGCGGAGGACATGGCGAGCTATCCAGACTGCCGCCCGGACTTTGTGGCCACGGTCAGCGGCATGGCGGCGGCCTGGGGGATTGCGGTTCGGGCGCCGTTCATTGACATGTGCCGTGCACAAATACGCCAGCTGGGCGAGGATTGCGGGGCGCCGTTGGCGCTGGCTTGGTCCTGCTACCAGCCGACCCAGACCGGTCGCGCGTGCGGGACCTGTGACAGCTGCACGCAAGGAGCGTGATAGGCTGCCGCGGGTATCGTGGCGTCCAGACGGGGCGCCCTCTCCGGGTACTCAGGCCCCATCTAGCTTCTGCTGGGTGGGGCCTTCGTCGTGCTACGTTGATGGTCCCTGCACCCTGGACACCTCAGGACAGGGACGGACATTGCAGCATGCCACTGACCTTGGTGCAGGCGAGAGTGATGGCAGCGCTCGAAGAGGGCGCCACCCTCGATGAGTGCGTTGACCGGGGCTTGTGTTCGCGCAAGAGCCTCAGCCGGTGGAACATCAGCGAGCTGCGCGGTGAGTACCGCGCCACCATCGCCCCACCACCACCACCAGCCCCCCCCGTATCTGCTCAGCTGGCTCGCCTGCAGCCTCAGGCGCTCGCAGCTCTGGCGCAGTGCATCACAGGCAGTGGCAAGCAGACACAGTTCATTGCTGCTCGGTTCGTGCTCGACCATGGGCTGCAGGTCGAGGCAGGCGCAGGCGCTGATGCTGGCGATGAGCAGAGCAGCGCAGAGCTCGAGGAGCTTGAGCGCGTGCTGAGGCTGGTGACTTGAGCGCATTCGTACCTGCTGCAGTCCCTGAGCAGCATCGTGCGAAGGTGGGGCGCCTGGTTGGTGACCTCGACCTGTTTGCGCGCATGCACAAGGTGCAGGACAAAGACAGCAAGCGCCTCATCCCACTCGAGCCGCTGCCCATGCAGCGCAAGATCTTCGAGGCTGTCGAGGCAGGGCACAAACGCATTGTCATCATCAAGGCGAGGCAGACAGCAGCGACAACAGGCGCGAAGATGGTGCTGCATCATCTGGCCTACAGCACGCCACACGCTGCCATGCACGCGATCATCAGCATGCGAGATGACAGCGCCACTGCCCTACTCGATGACGCGAGGCGCTGGCTGACACACCCACCAGCCATGCTGCAGCGCCCCATCAAGGCACAGGCGCGCAGCCGCATCGTGTATGAGGACACAGGGGCATCATTGCAGGCCTTCACATCGCGCTCGCAGACAGGCCTGCGCTCATTCACACCTGCAGCAGCTGTGGTGAGTGAAGCAGCATTCGCGCCTGACCTCGAGGAAGTGATCGCGCAGGCTGATGCAGCTGTTGGCGAGGGTCTGCTGATCCTCGAGAGCACAGCGAATGCCCCTGGCGATTGGTTCAGCCGCCTGGTGCTCGAGGCTGCTGGCAGTGGCTCCTCAGGTGAGTGGGCGCTGATTACTATGTGGTGGTGGGAGCACCCTGCGTACACCGATGCGCCTGAGATGGTGCCTGCTGACTTCGCGAGCTCGCTGACCGAGGAAGAGCAGACGCTGCAGCTTGCGTACAGCCTGACCATTGAGCAGCTGCACTGGCGCAGGCGCAAAATCACAGCGCTCAACAGCAAGCACAAGTTCCAGCGCGAGTATCCTGCCTGCCTGGATGACTGCTTCCTCGACAGGGAAGGTGGGTACTACGACGATGAAGTGATGCAGGGCATCACAGTGCTCGACCACCATGCGATCGGTCAGCACGCAGGTCGAGAGCTCGAGTCACCGCACATCGGTGACCGCTACGTCATGGGCGTCGACATCGGTGGTGGTGTCGGTGGTGACTACAGCGCGCTCGCTGTGGTGTCGGTGGCCACCATGCAGCCGGTCTATGTGGAGCGCTCGAATCGAGTCACTCCTGCTGAGTGGGCTCACAGGGCAGTGCAGGTCGCCAGCCGCTACAACCAGGCGCTCATGCTGTATGAGAGCAACAACCATGGCCACGCATTCGGGTTGGAGCTCGGGTACACCCGGTACCACCAGCAGTGGAGGAACCCACAGGGCAAGCCATGGGTGACCACCCTGCAGAGCAAACTCGATGCCTTCGACACTTTGCGCGAGGCGCTGCGAGCCATTCAGATGCTCGACCGGGTGACATGGCTCGAGCTGCGCAGCCTCACCATCCCTGCTGGCAAGGTCGCGCCCGAAGGGCCGAAGGGTGGCCACGATGACGCAGCAGTCGCTCTGGCGCTCGCCTATCGCTGCCTGCGCGATGTTCCGAGCGCCTGGCGCACTGCAGCAGTCGCGACGAAAGGCCTCCGGGTTGATACTCTGCTGACGAAGGCGAGAGCGCGCAGAATCCGCGCGTCAAGCCTGCCCTTCTGACGGAGTGCCTGATGCTGACCCCTCGCGAGGTGCAGGAAATCCTCGAGGCGCACGATACCTATTGGGATGGTGCACGCCCGAGGATGCGCGAGCTGCGCGCGCTGTACATGACTGACTTCTGGCGCGACCGGCAGAAGGTGCATGACATCGTGCTGCGCACCGAGGTGCCGAAGGCCTACGCAGTGGTCGAGTCGTACCTTGGCAGCCTCTTTGCCAAGAATCCTGCAGTGCTGGTGCAAGATGACCTGCGCAAGCGAGGCAACCCTGAGGTTGCTGAGGCGACTGCCAATGGGTACCTACTGACCGTGCGCGAGCAGCTCGAGGACGCGACGCGCCTCAGCCTCATCTACCCCTGCAGCTTCCTCAAGCTCGCGCCAGTCGAGAATACTGACCCGCTCAAGCGCGTTGCCTGTACAGCGCTGGCGCCATGGGAAGTGGTGGTAGACGCGACTGCAGGCAGCTGGGAGCAGCAGCGGTACGTGGGGCATGCCTACCTGGTGCCAGTCACCGAGGCTGCTGAGCGCTATGGCGTGCGAGAGGATGAGCTGCGAGGGCGCCCCTACACCAAGTGGATCGATCGAGCTGATGTGAGTGGGCAGTCAGCCATCGTGCGTGACACTGGCGTCGACACCACTGACCAGTGGTGCAGGGTGGTCGAGATGTATGACCTGCGCGCTGATGAGCTGCTTGTCTGGTCGCCTGACTATGAGCAGGGGCAGAGCTACCTCTTTGAGGGTGTGCAGGTGCAGGTCGGTGCCCTGGATGAGGATGCTGACGCAGACGCTGAGGCGCCTGAGGCTGAGCTTGTGCACGAGACTTCGGGCATTCCCTACAAGACTGCGAGCGGTAGGCCTGTGGTGCCCATCGTGCCTGTCTACCTGTCTCGCGACCCTGACACGCCACTGCGCGGCTACAGCCTGCTCGACCGGAGCTATGACCAATTCCGCGAGCTCAACGTGCTGCGCACCTATCAGTCACAGGGTGTGCGTCGCATGGCTCGCCAGTGGATGATCCGCGCTGGCTTCCTCGATGACGTTGCCACCAGCAAGATCGGGCAAGGCCTCGACGGTGAGTTCATCGAGGTCGACCTGCCACCAGGCACACCGCTTGAGGGCAACATCATCCCTGTGCCCAACAGCCCGATCCCTGCAGACATCAGCATTTATGCGCAGACGGTCACCGCTGACATCAATGATGCAGGCCTGATGGCGCCGTTTACGAGGGGTGAGGTCACTGGCACCACAGCCACTGAGCAGCGCCTGCTCGCTGACTACACCTCGAGCGAAGTGGGGCGCATGGCTCGCACGCGCGATGACGTGATCAGCGAGCTCGCGAGGGTTTACAACATCATCCTCAGCGTGCTGCTCGGTGATGAGGCTGAGCCACTCGCGCTGCCCAATCCTGTCGGCCCGACCATGCTCAGCGCTGATGACCTCACAGGCGATTTTCAGTATTGGGCAGTCGATGCAGGCAGCACGCCGATGGGAGACGAGGCGAAGCGCAGCAGCCTCGAGCGCCTGGCGCCGACCCTGGTGCAGCTCGGTGCTGACCCGAAGAGCATTCTTGAAGAGCTGGTGCGTACCTACGATCTGCCACGCACGCTGGCAGACATCGAGGAGCCCCTGCCAATCGAACCCACCCCTGATGAGGCAGGCCTGCCGCCTGCGCTCCCGTTCCCTGGAGTCTGACATGCCCCTTGATACTGGCGCCTCGCGTCCCCTTCCTGATGACTTCGAGGAGCTCGCAGGGCAGGAGGATGAGATCATTGGCGAGACGCTCATGGTGGTTGTGCCGCCGCCTGACAAGCCGTACAACAAGAAAGTGATGACCGCACTCGCTGTGGCCATCGCTGAGGTCGCGGGCCTGATGGGTCTCGACCTGGGTGCGGGCGACTACGAGGGGCCGACCGATGTGATGGACCCCGAAATGATTCGCTTCCTGGCGATGATCGGCGCCGCAGCTGATGAGTACGGCAGCCCGCTGCCTGTGGCGCTCGAGGCCATTCGAGGTGACCGAGAGCTCACTGCCATCACTGCTGCGATCACCAAGCTGCTCGCTGACCCTGGCTTCGAGGCCTTCCTGAATGAGGAAGTGCCAGACGCTGAGCCAGGCACTGACCTGCCTGACCTGGGTGAAGACATCGAGGCTGATGAGGTCGCTGACTTCGACTTCGCTGCTCGGATGCGCTCGTAATGGCACGCACCCTGCGCGCGAAGTTGCTCGGCCTGTTTGGCATCGGGCGCAAGCCTCCTGCCAGCGTCATACCGAAGGCAGGGCGCGGCGCAGGGGGGCAGCGCCTCGACTTCGACATTGGTGGTGGCGACACCACCAGCAACCTGCGCTACGCCATCGCAAACCGCCTGCCAGTCTCGTATTACTACGTTGACAAGTGGCAGGAGCCGACAACGCCAGGCGCCCGAGGGCAGCGCGAGGGCAACCCTCACGCGATGTGGACCGACAACAGGACAGGGCGCACCTATGTGCACTTGTACGTTGACCCTCGCAGCGCCAGCGCGACCGGTGGCCTGCCTGGGTGGCGCACCTTCCTGCTCAACCGCATTCAGAATGCCAGCGTCATCACACTTGGCACCAGCTTCTTCGGGAAGCCGATTCGGTTCAAGATCGCGCCCGGCTATAATCCTCCATGGTATCGCACTGTTGGAAAACCGATTCAGCTGGCTGAGCGATAGACCACACCACACACAGGGAGTCAGATGACCACCCCTCATCAGAGCACAGCAGAAGCAGTACTAGCAGCCACAGGCCCGCTCGGATTCGATCCGCCCGAGGACACTGAGGCAGCAGAGCCCGAGGCCATCGAGGCTGAGGCGCCCGAGGTCGAGGCGCCTGAGGATGCGACCGAGCAGCCCGAGGTCGAGGCTGGTGGCAGGCTGAGCTGGCGCGACGCTCTGACGCGCATCGAGGCCATCGACCCGCGCGCAGCTGGC